TCATTAACATTTTATCAACAGTAACACCTTGTGAAAGAACACCACGCATTTCATCTGTATAGTTTTCTGGTTCAATCAATGTCTCTGGTGAAATGTTATACTGCATCATCAAATGTGGATACAAACTGTTCAAATCGAATGATGCAACCCAATTGTGTAGACCAACTTGTGGTTCTTTAACATATGCACCTTCAAACGCAGAATCTTTTTCTTGTGTTTCTTTTGGTGGAACAATGATGCCTTTACCTAACAAATAAGAATACGTCAATGAATCCCACATACGTGTCTGTGCAAATACATCTTCATAGTTACACTTAGTATCATATGCAAGAGTTAAGGCCAACTCAATCAACTTCAACTTGTCTTCTAGTTTGATAATCAATGCAACGTCTTTAATGTTGTATTCAATAAACTTTTGATAGTTCAGTCTGTACAGTTGGTGTAAGTTCTCATATTCATCATATGAAATCTTGCCTTCACCAAGTTCTACTTGTGCAATATTATCCAGTCGATAGGATTCTTGTGACTTACCACCTGGCGCATACCATTTGTATAACTCAATATAATCAAGTGATTCGATACCAACAAAACTATATGCAATCAACAAACGACCATTGATATTGGTTTTACGTTCACTGATATAATTCCATGGAGATAACATCTTGGCCTTATCTTCACCAAGAATCTTACGAAAACGATTGACAAGATATGGTATATCAAAGAACTTGGTGTTCCAGCCAGTGATAACATCGGGGTACATTTTGTACCATAGTTCAATGAATTTGTTGCAAAGTGTATATTCATCTTTACACTTCAAGTAGGTTACACTGTCGGGATTATCATTATTAAAATCGCCACAACCAAACACATAAGTGTGGCCATTCAGAAAGGTCAATGCAATTGCGGTGATAGGTTCGTTTGCAAGGTATGGATCAGGAAAACCATTTTCCGAACCAACCTCAATGTCGATAATTGCAACACTTACTTTATCTTGTTCCCAATCAACCATCTCAGAATGTTGTTCTGCAATGAAAGCGTATTGATATCCTGTGTTACCATAGATTTTTGGAGCACCTGGAAGACCATCAAATTGTTTTACATATTCTCTGGCTTCACGAATGCCATCAAATCGTTTTGGAACAAGGTCTAAACCATCAAGTGATTTATGAGTACCTTTGCCGTTACGTGCTGGAAGATACAACTGTGGTTCATAATCAATCTTCAGTTTGATTCGTTTACCATCTTTGACGCCACGATAAAGAATCTTGCCACCGAGGGCCTGTACGTTTGTATAAAAAGTTGACATTAACCTGTAATGATTTGTTGTTGACCTGGAAGAATAATGCCTGCGCCAAAAATCTGGTCATAGTTTTTGATGAAATCTTCTGCTGGAACATAGTAGTATACAATATGTTCGTGCTTCAAGGCAATAGTGGAGTCTGATTTTTGTTCTGCGTGGATTGGGAATGGTGCAAACCCTACGTTAGGTTGACCATCTTTACCACGTACAATTGCAATACCCAACGGATTCTTAATTACCATTTTAATTTCTGTTTCCATTTCGACTTCACCAATGAGTTCTTCACCAGTTATTAATTTCATTGCATATATTTTCATGTTAATCCTATCCTAAATAATTATATAGTGTGACCTGAACGTAGATTATATCATTTTTTTGTTATAATGTCAAGTAAAAAAAATGGTATAAAAAGAAATGGATCCATTCACACTCTTTGCACTCGCAAATGGTGCGGTTTCGGCAGTCAAAGCCGGATGTAAATTATATAAAGATATTAAAGGTGCTGCTGGGGACGTTAAAGACGTACTCAAGGACCTTGACGACCAGTTCCGCAAAATCCATCCACCCGAAAAACCTGCAAGTGTATCACAAAGAAATGCCTTCATTGCGGAAAAAAATCGTGTAATTGAACTGAACAAAAAGGGTGGAGAAACTACCAACATCTATCAAGAGATTGGTGAACACCTAGGCACATACTATGATAACTTTTACAAATGTATGGCTGTTTTTGAAGAAGAAGAAAAAATTGCTAAGACACAAGTTTATACCGGAGATTCATCATTAGGTAAACGTGCCTTGCAACGTGTGCTCATGCGTAAACAACTTGAACAAATGTCGATTGATTTGCGTGAGTTGATGATTTATCAAAGTCCTCCAGAACTCGGTGCTTTATACACTGAGGTGGAAGAAATGATGAAGGAGATGGGTAAAGAACAAAAGAGTCTTCTCATTAAACAAATGCAACAACAAGCAATATTAGATAAACGCCGTTTAGCACGAATGAGAAAACTCAGAGATGAATTTGCTACAGGAGTTGCTATTGTGATTATAATTTTTGTTATGGCTGGTGTGTTTATGTGGGTAGCATATGACAGACAACAGAAATATCCACAATATGGTGATGGATTATTTCCTAAATCGGAAGAAAAAAGAAGGGAAGAATCAATGCCTAAAGTTTACATAGGAAGATGAATAAAAAACTCTTATTTACGTTGTTGACCACAAGTGTAACACTGATGGTCACTCATCCAACCATCAATATAAATTTGATGCCGGATGCTGTCATATACACCAAAGCGACTAACAATAATGATTTTTGTAAATTGACAAGGAGTTTTACCGACAAAAGTGGACCGAAGGATTTACAAGTCTGTGAATATAAATGTTCAAGTGAAAAACGAAATGGTTCTACACTGATACATACAACTTCAGTAAACAATTCACGTTCTTGCAAAGATAAAATTGAATCGCCGTGATGTATAAAGATTAATGGTTGCGGGTCACGGAGTCGAACCGGAACTGAGGATTATGAGCCCACTGTGATACCATTTCACCAACCCGCTTTATTTTGTCTAATTTCGTAAATAGATTTTTGACCATATTTTTGGATTTAGGCCTTTAAAAACATTATCTTTTAACCAACGATAGTTATTAACTCTTGTTTGGCTAATAATATTATGTTTATCTGACTGATGTTTAAAATGTAGTCTGGTCAATTCCAAATCTAGATGAGAGAATGATTTATTTTGCCAACTAGTCAAATCCAGTCCCCAGCTATGAGCAAGCTGTGCCCACATGTATTCTGGAAATAAAGAATAACCAGCTAATGCACTTGCCATTGTATTCTGTTTATTCATGTATTTTTTATATACAAGATTTGCATGATTTTCTTTAATTCCTAGATTGTGTTTATCCAACCAAAACTTAGTAGTATTGCGTGAACTTAGTGTGTAATGCACAAGAATAAAATCAGCAATATCATCAATACAATAACCTATTTTTTCGTTATATGTACCAAAATTCATTCGTTCTGTTTTAAAATAATCAGTCAATACCTCTTCTAATATTACAATACTATTAATCATGATGTATAGTGCATTTGCTTCCATAGGTTCAACAAATCCGCAACTGAGACCAACTGCAACAACATTTCCTTTAGCTGCTTGCTGTAAACGTTGCGGCTTCCATTTAAGTAGTCTAGGTTCAGCACGGCGATTATCTACCATTTTGATATATGCTTGCCTAGCATCATCGTCAGAAATATAGTTTGAATCGTAACAATATCCACTTCCCATCCTATGATATAAACCTATTTTGAATAACCATCCGTAATCTTGTGCAATACTTTGTGTATAGTTTACCATTTCCGACTCAGGATCTGTGTAATCCAACTGACAAACCCATGCACTGTTTACGGTATTGTTTACATAGTCTTTAGTGGGTCGCTTACCCACAAGTAGTTTGTGAAATCCACTAGCATCTACAAATAAATCGGATTTGATTATACTGCCATCTTCTAGTACAAGATAATCAATATTGTCATCAACAGTGGTTATTACCTCCTGTACTTTGGATTGTATATGCACAACACCATTAGGTAATGCTATATTATCTCTTACATATTCGGATGCACGTTCTGCATTTATATGCTGACTCCAGCTATGTAGTGGATTTAGTAAATATTCGCCAGCGTCATTAAATGGAGAAACATTACGTTGCATATAATAATATTGGCTATCAAAATATTTGTCAAACTTATCTAATTCACTGTCAGCTAATAATTTCATCAGCGTGTCGGTGGTTCGAATATCTGATTCTTTAAACATCAAATCTTCATATTTTGTTGCATAATGAATTTCTTTTTGTAGTAAATCTACATTAGTAGGGTAGTTAAAACTAAAATGTTCTTCACTACTATCACCATTCCAACCTATAAATTTATTTGCATACTTATAGATAGCACCAGTATGTTGCATCCAATGCTTTTCATCAATACCCAGTTCTTTAAAGAAATGTGATACATGTGGAGTCACACTTTCACCTACTCCTATTTTTGGAATGGCCGGACTTTCAATCAATTTGATTGATATTTTTGGAAATGTCTTACTAAGTTTGGCGGCACAAAGCCACCCTGCGGTACCGCCGCCTACTATGGTTAATGTAAATTTATTTTTCGTCATATAATCCTAAGCCTAGTTCTTCATTTATTTTATTCAACTTCTCTAAGGCTTCATATCGTTTTTCACGTTGAAGATTTTCTTCTAGAATTCTATCAAATTCTTCCTGTTCATACTTTTCTTCTTCTACCTCTTTAGGTGAAGGTTTACGGAAGATGGCATCATAATTATCCGCAAATTGTTTTTGCGAAACACTAAACGGTCTTGGATTAGAACCTTTACCACCATCCGACATATTACTCTCCGTAAATGTATGCGATATCTTGAATCTTCACCACGAAATATTCTTGCACTGCTGCGGCCTTGCCCCAGTCTGGTTGAACCACATCGCCGACCTGAACCTCTGTAACATCTGGACCAACTGCAAGTACTCTTGCTCTATCAGGTTCTTCGGAATGTTTTAGGATGATGCCTGAAGTGGTCTCTTTGACATTCTCAAGCCGTTCAATCAATACTTTATCGTGTAGTGGTTTAATATTCATATAGTATCCTCAAAATGGAGCGGTCTACTGCTTTGCTCAGTTAACACAAGGAGGTACCTTGTATCGTACTATTACAAACCGCATTAAATGGAGCAGAGTGTGGGAATCGAACCCACGACACCAACTTGGAAGGATGGAGTTTTACCATTAAACTAACCCTGCATAAAATCTGTTGTAGTTAACTTGGAGCGGGTAGAGAGAATCGAACTCTCAACTAAACCTTGGCAAGGTCTTGTGTTACCACTAGCACCATACCCGCATCATGTGTGTATTATATAGGCTTTACATTGTCTTGTCAAGCATATTTTTAGGTAATTAATTGTTTTGTTTCCTCAAACCAAAGATAATCCAATACGGAAGTATTTAAAGTCTCTATGGCTTGCTTTGGTGTTTCTACCAAAGGTTTGCCTGCAAGGTTGAAACTGGTGTTCAATAAAATACCATGGCCAGAAAGTTTTTTAAACTCTACCAAAAGGTCGTACAAGTATCCTTCAGATACGGTTTGTACTCTACATGTATTGTCCACATGAGTGACACCAGGAATTAAATCAGTCTTAACATTAAACGATTGTGTCATAAACAAATTCTTTTTGGTTCTACCCATATCAAAATATAACTCAGCATCTTCTTCTAAAACAACAGCAGCAAATGGTCTGTACCATTCTCTACGTTTAATTCTATTAACAATATCTTTTGCATCAACATTCAATGCATTGAACAATATAGAACGATTGCCCAAGGCACGTTGGCCAGCTTCGGCTAAACCTGTGTAAACAGCAACAGATTTATTGTCATATAAAAGTTTTGCAATATCTTGTAATGATGCATCGACACCTTTGTAGGAAGAAACATCATGTTTGAAACCATGAAATGAAATACTCTTTAATGGTTTAATTTCAGTATCACCACTTTCTTTTCTGTAGTGAAACATTGCACTTCCAATTGTAATACCACCATCAGTAGAAAGTGGTTCAAAATAAAATTCTACATCTGGAAATTGTTTCACATAATAAGAATTGGAAAGTATATTCATACCGTATCCACCAGAAATACAAACCTTTTTTATTCCTGTTTTTTCTATTGCTTTCTTAATTAATTTACAAACAACTTCTTGTGTTTGTAACTGTAAGTCTTTTGCATAGTCAGCATAAGGTTTGTAATTTGATTTGGTTAAAACCAATTCTATAGGTTGGATATGTTTTGGTAAAACCACATCTTCTGGACCACCCTTTTCTATACTGTTGCGTTCTGATACTGATTTGTATATCAAACTTTTTGGATAGCCACCGATTGGTTCCAAGAAAGGTATAAAATCGTGAGAATAACAATTGAATAAATCGAGGTTGACGAATAAATCATTAATTATATAATTGTTTTCTGTTGGTTGTCCATAAGAAGACAACCCCATTACTTTGCCGGCTTCATCCATTGATTCATTCAATAGTTTTGCGCCAGAACCATATAACAATCCTAAACTTAAATAATTACCAAAGTGTACTTCACAGTCCAGATAAGAGTCATTAAATTTTTTCAATTCATGTGTATAGTCATTACCTGGATATGATCCAAAGTTTTTATAAATTGGAGTAAAACTGTTTGTGTAATCTGCAACAAACACCGATTCACTTTCTTTATAGAACAAAAAACTTTTTTCAGAAGATGTTGAAAAGAAATTTTCGCCTGCGCCGTCACCCACAAAAATTATAGACTTATCAAAACCACTATTATAAAAACATAGAGATGCATGATTTCTATGATGGTTGCTATCGTATTCTATTTTAGGAAAATGATTATATTTTTTATAGTAATCTAAAATAAATTTTCTGTTTGTTCTTGATATTTTTTCCCATATCTTTATTGTGTCATCATCTTCTATTTCTTCTGGAAGAAATAGATTGTTTGATAAACTGGCCATCTTTTCACTTACATTTTCAATGTCCGTATCTAAAAAAATGTCTGGTTTTAAAAAAGATATTTTGGATATATTTGATAAATTATTTTTAATTTGTTTCAAATTAGATTCATTAAAATTGTGGTGATTTTCAATATGTGAATTTATAAATCCACTTATTACAATTTTATCAAACTTTAAGTTTGTTTTTAGAACATTAAAAAAACAATTTGACAATTCATAATCGTGTTTTATACCACTATAACGTTCTTCCAAAAAATAAGTAATCGTTTCACCATCATATATACAACAAGATGAATCGTGTGACGCTTGGTCACTATGTATAGCCAAAATTCTCATATAATCTCCAAAATGGTACGGGTGACCGGATTCGAACCAGCACGCACTAGGCGGGAGATTTTAAGTCTCCTGTGTCTACCTTTCCACCACACCCGCATCACATAGTAGGTCCGTTTCCGTTTTTGAAACCGACCACACCACCTTCCTCTTTAATTCTTTTGATAACATCTTCAAAAAGAATTGGTCTAAAATCTGTTTGTTCAACACAAACACAATGATATCTAGTATCAATACCCATTGGCTTCTTATTGAACCCACGAATCTGCACACGATTAGAATGAAGATGGCCATGGATGTTTACACCGAAACGACCAAGACTTTCCTCATGAATTGGAATATGTGACAGAATCATTCCGTTCATTACATGATAAGCACGTAGTTCACG